GCCCCTTTCGGGGCTCACCTTCTAGTCCAACCAATCTTGGTTGCGCTAACGTTTACGGAGATATCTCTCATGAACATCAGTTCAACCTCGATTTATGTTCTCAACCCCCTTGAGCAGGAGGTTGTTAATAAAGCACTCACGGCCTTCGAAAGCCATGGGCTGTTTGGACTAATAGACCTTGTCTCACGGTCCCGATCATGGATCGATATGCAGACTGAGACCGCTACCGGCTCACGCCTTCATGCCGCCTTGGCTATGAATGCGTTTGCTTGGAATCGCGTTCTTTTGGCTGTATGCCAGTCCGTGATAATTGACCTTTCCGATGGGATGAGTGTCATGGCAGATAAGAGGTCACTCGTCCAGCAACTAGATTTCTTTAGCGATGAAGCTAAGGACCGGTTAGCTGGTAACGGGATTTTCCTTTCTTATCTGAATGGCATGTATTCCCAAATCGCGGAAGTCATGGATCGTAAGATTTAGGTCTCGAAGTTTGCTCACTTCTCCTTCACCTTTTTGAAGAGGTGATTGTATTACCTAGCAGGAGTTGTCCTTATGCCTACGAAAACTTCACCCGTAACACTCGGTGGCGGATATCGCTCAAGACTTACGAATGAATCGGTTCCCAACGCGGATTGGTCCTACTCTAATTATATTCTTCAGACAACTGAGAATGTAACTACTGGAGGTAACCTTCCTAATTGGAAGAAACGAATCAAACATGGTCTTGGTGCGACTACATCCCTCAACGGCGTGAAACGTAGAAGTCATGTCGAGCCTGGTAGTTTTCTTGATGTTACTCAACGTAACATTCTGAGCCCTACCGTCTGGACTCGTAGACAGATAGAAGGTGCGTTGGGTGTTGAATTTCTTTCTCACCCTTCTGCCCCTTCGGGGGCTCCTCTTGCAAAGGTAAATACCGCTGCTTTGACGAAGTTCGTTCAACGAGCCATCGCCTTGCAACGTAAGATGCAGGGTGGTGTTTTCATCGGAGAAATCCGTGAAGTCGTCCATATGATCAGAAACCCATTTAAGCTTCTATATAAAGGGCAATACACCCAAATGTCGAACCTACTCTCAGGTAGGAGACTACTGGGTCGTGGAGCTTCTTTATCATCGTTGCGTAGATTGGTTGCTGATACCTGGTTGGAATCCGTGTTTGGCTGGCAACCTTTGATTAAAGATATTGATGACGGCGTCCGCGCCCTGGCGGAGCTCTCCACGAAACATCCTGATTCTCAGGTTGTTCACGGGAAAGCCTCTGACAAGACGCAGACGTCTCCCAGTAACTTCTCATCGGTTGTCTGCTTTGGCACGGTGCCATTCACTCTTTTCTCAGTCGATGAAGTTGCAGTCAAGTATCATGGCTCCATCTGGGTTGATGCACCGGGTGATCTATCCGGTGCTCACACCTTTGGGGTCAGCTTGTCTGATCTACTTCCTACCGCTTGGGAATTGATCCCATGGTCCTTCCTGGTCGATTATTTTACCAATCTTGGTGATATAATCGAGGCTCTTAGCTTTAATACTAGTCGGGTGCGATGGATCGAAAAGGGTACGCGTTCTTCCCGCAAGACTTTCGTCATTGTGGGTCCGTGGACTCAATCGACGCCCTCGCCTGGTTACAAGCTAGAAGTCGCGTTCTCCCGCAGCGGGGGCACGCATACGAGTGAGTGGACAGAAGTAAGCAGAAATGACTATACAGGTCAATCTCTTATACCTGATTTTAGGTTTGAGATTCCCGGTATTGGAAGCCGTAAATGGCTTAACATTCTTGCTCTTGCTGCAACTCATCGTTCTTCCTCACAAGCCTACTATCGCAGATAGCTGCTTAGTAGTTTATTAATTACTTCCGAGGTATAGGCTAATGCCTTATTCTCCAGATGGTTCCATCCTTGGTGGGACGATCACTGGCTTCACAACGCCCACATTCACTCAGGTGGATGATACGGCACCCGCAATAAATGCTAAGCAAAAGACGGTAACCGCGGTCAGCGGCACCGGTACTGCTACGGCAAATTCTGCGGACAAACCATTCACGAGTACCTTCTACAAGCCTGCAGTGATGCAAGCTTTGCCGAAGGCAAATCCCGTGACTGGTTTGCGTGGGGCCATCCCTAAGAACCAGTACAAACTCATCGTCCGAAAGGGCGGTGATGTTGCAGCTGGTGTTCCTGACATGATTGTCGCTCGTTTAACGATCGACATTCCGGCAGGAATGGAGTCATATCAACCTGACCAAATCAAGGCGTTCGTGTCTTACGTGGTCGGACTCCTTAACGAGGAGTCCAATGATCTCGCGGACACGCTTGTCACGGGCGTCCTCTGACCGAGGACGTAATTGTGTCAAGTATCCTCTTCTTCGAAAGAAGTTGAGGTTGCTTGGTACAAGGGAGTTGTTAAAACTCCTGGTCATTTTCATCGGGGTAGTCTTTGCTATCTTTGATGAAAGGGTAAGAGACCGCCTTTTCAGGTGGCTCTTTATGATGTGATTCCTATACTTAGGAGCTCTTTATGGCGATCCGTCCTGAAGTTCTTCATGAGTGCTTGAAGACTGACTTGCTTAGCCAAGGTTTACCATTTGATGGTAGCTTTTGGCCTGGCATGACCCATCGAGAGGCCTTTGCATCTAGCTTGGTCAACGCGTTGACGAAGAAGTACGTCGTTAGCGTGAAAGCCGATGCTAATAAGAAGGCACTCGATAAGTTTCTGCACTGCAACTCTGCATGTGGAAACTGGGAACTGGCTGTCGATAAAATTGACAGTAAAACCGAAATTATCCTTGGCGAACTAAAGCGCGTCATTGATCTTTTTTGGAACAGGAATGGCTATTCACTATTCGATCACCCGTACGACTTGCTCCGTGAGGCGCGAGTCGGTCCGGGAGCGAATAGATTAGCTCGAGGTAATGACTTCTATACGAAGCTTTTCTCGAGCCAGCTTACCTGCAGTAACAGCTCTTTGTACTTTTGGTACAAGCGCTATATACAAAGATTTCCTGACTGGTTAACCGCGGAATCCATCCGTGATAATCATTTCGGGGAACCCTCTATAGCCTCAAGTCGGCTTAGTTTTGTTCCAAAGAACGATGAGATCTCACGTTGTATCTGTGTCGAACCTTCGCTGAATACTTACTTTCAGCTAGGGTTCGAACAGGTGCTTCTCCGCCGATTAAGAGAACGATTTGGCATCGATCTCGCTAATCAGCAGCAGAAGAACAGAGATCTCGCACGCTTCGGTAGCATTACTGACAGCCTATCTACGATAGACCTAAGTAGTGCTAGCGATTCTATCTCGCTTAAGATGTTACGATGGCTTCTTCCCTCTGAGTTTTATGCTCAGTTGGTGAAGTATCGGACACCAAATGTCGAGATAGATGGCGTGGGCACCGTACCGTTACATATGATATCTACAATGGGAAACGGTTATACGTTTCCTTTGCAGTGCATTGTATTCGCCGGTGTCGTCATCGCCTGCTTACGTTTCCGTGGCTTAGCGGCAATACCGCTAGACCGTGGTTACATGAGCAGTTCCGAGAACCTATGGGGGGTGAACGGTGATGATATAGTATGTCCGAGGTTAATCACTTCGGATGTCATCAACGTTTTATCCCTTCTTGGGTTCAAAGTTAACGATGATAAGTCCTTTGTTGAGGGACCGTTCAGAGAGTCATGTGGGTCTGACTTCTTCCATGGGGTCGACATTCGGGGGGTCTATATAAAAGACCTCTCGAGCCATGCGTCTCTCTACTCTGTCATAAACCAACTTGTGCGCTTCTCAGCAAGAAGTGACATCTGGCTTGGTACATTAATTTCTTTCTTACGAAAGAAACTAGGGCGTAAGCCTTTGTTTGTTCCTCGCTGGGAGAGTTTCTCGGCTGGTCTTCATGTTCCATCCTGGCTAGATCAAGTCAGGAGATTACCGTTCTGCAAAGAAAGATATGCGAAATCGTATCTTTCTCTTGTTCCGGTCCCCGTTTCTCTTTCTATAGAGGACGGTTACATTAAGACTCCGAGTGGCTGCAAGTCGCGAATCTACAATCCTAACGGGTTGTTGATTAGCTTATTACAGGGTACGATTAATTCCTCTAAAATCGGCGTCCGGGAGGACGTCGTATTCTGGAGGAAGAAACGCCAGTATACCTCCCGTTGGGACAGTATACTGTTTACTAGTCAGAGTCCAGACGCACTTCTACCATGGAGGGAACTAATGGCTCGCTTGCTGATCAAGCAACGAGACATCCCTCCCCCTGATAGAACACGGCAGGACTTTGGTCTAGATTGGCAGCGATGGGAAATCGCTGCTTACGTTCTTTTTAACGATTAGAACGTAAGGTCGAGGCCTAATCAGCCTT